CAAGCCGCTCGAGAGCCCTCTCGGCGGAAGCCTCGTAGGTGAAGCGGTTGAACAGCGTCGCGCGGTACCGCGTATCGGCCCCGGCTACTGGGATGCGCAACGATAACGGCGAAGACGTCCAGGGCAGTGTGGCCGAGAACAGGTGCGTGTCGGTGTCGGGCCGTGTGAACTCGAGCGTGTGCCCGAACACCGTGATCTTGGCCTTGAGGGCTTTCGTCCCTCGCGGCAGCGTCATCTTGTGCTTCTTCTTTTCTCTCACATCGTCCTCACTTCATCGCCTGCATCCAGGCTTCATGGTTGGCTTCCGGCGCGGCTTCCGCGTGCGCCTTCACGAACCCGCGCTCGACTGAGATCACGGGCCCTTTCACGTGCGTCTCGAGGCGCTTGGCGTAGAGACGCCAAGTCGCCGCGAGCTGCTCGGCTTTCTTCGCGCGGCGCTCTGCGGCGTCCATCCGCGCCGTGAGACCGTTGCGCACCTGCGTGTACTTCTTCTGCCACTCGCGCAGCTTCTCTACCTCCTTGGTGAGGCGCTGTTTGTCATCGACCAAGGCCTTCGCCTGGTCGACGATGCTCCCTGTCGTGCACTTCTTCTTGGACATCACTCGGCCGTGCGCGGTGCGTTGGCGAACTCCCGAAGCCGCGCCAGGAGGGTTCGCGGCATCCACACGTACGCGTGCGTGGAGGACGTCGACGGGTCCGCAGGCGTGACGTCGGCGGCTTCTTCGGGCGTCAGCTCGAACGCCGGCGTGGTGGCGGGCTCTGCGATTGCGTGGATGTCGCGGAGCGCTTCGAGCTTACGAAGTGCCGTGAGCAGCTCGTCCCGCTCCTCTACGGGGAGCCCGGCGTCCTCGACGCAGCCGTGAAGCCTTCCGAGAGCGTTGCAATGCGGCACGTGCGCGAGGATGGAGGCCCGCATCGCCTCCCGCATCAGCAGGGCCTGCATTCGCGCCTCGACCGCGCGCTGGGCGCGCTCCCCGCGCTTCTTGAGCTGCCGCTCGAGCTCCGCGATGCGCGCCTCCGCCCCCGCCTCTGCATGCCCGGGTGTCGGGGCAGCCGTGTGCTTCTCCGTTGCGAGCTCGGCCTCCGCCGTGAGCAACGTCTGGATGCGCGCCTGCGCCCACGTCATCGAGGCCGCGTAGACTTCGCTCCGCCAGCGCTCGGAGCTCCCGCCGTCGAGGGCCACGATGAGCTCTCCGACGTGGTGATAGAGGCTCCGGTACTCCGCGCGCACCGCGTCTCGTTGGCGTGCCACGTTCCGCATGTAGTTGTCGCGGCCGATCTGCACCTCCGTGAGGTCCTCCGTGAGTTGTTTGACGAGCCGATCGCGCATGATGCGCAGACTTCGCTCCGCCGCGAGGTCGGTGGTGAGCGCCTCGATAGTCGCGCGGTCGACCGGGGACACGGGAGTTGTCGGCTGCACGGACAGGCCCACGAGAGCCGCGTCGCAGAGCGCGAGGAGGGTGTCGGGGTGCACGGCCTGTCCGACGGGGGCGCGGGGGCCATCGGCCTTCTTCTGGGCCACGAACTGTTCTACGGTGTCGCGGAAGAACCTGAGAGATTCGAGATCGAGGGCTTCGTAGGTCATGGTCTTTCTTTCTGAGTAGGAGGCAGGGTGGCGTAGTGCGCACGTACGATCGCCGCGTACGTGTGCGCGTCTTCGATGTCAGCACGGCCGCGCGCGGCTTCAAGCAGGGCCCGTACCTGTTTACCGAACGCGGCGTCTGACTCGAGTCTGGCGAGGTGCCCTGCCCGGGATACTTCTCGTTCGTAGGCATCGGCAGCGTCGACGACCTCTCTGCACGAACAGGGACGGTTGGGCAGACATCCTTCGCAGCCTTGAGCCAGTACATTCGCGCGGCACCAGGCGATGTACGCGGGATCTTGCGTAGGGCGCGCTTGCGTTGCCTGCGCAAGCGCGCGGCGATTGAGCTCGTTGATGCGATCTGACGTCATGGCGGGGCAGGCTTCTTTCTCGTAGGCGTCCTGCGGTTCCAGCTGGCGCAGGACCCCGCATGGTTTTCGTCCTCGGACGTTCGGGGAACCACGCCGCAGTACGAGATAGCCGAGCATCCCACGCTTACGTAGGGGCCGTTGACATAGACGCGCGCTTTGGCGCCACAGAAGGGGCACGGTTTGAGTTTCGGTGGCTTCATGTCCCGCCTCGTCGTATGTTCTTGTCTCGCTGTTCTTCGTCGTCTTCGTCATCGTTCAACGCACAGGTCGCGATGGCATTGTCCCTCGAGAGTGCCCAAACGTCCTCTGCCGACAGGCGCACGCCTGTGCCGTTGCGTGCAGCACGCATGATGCGCTGATGTGGTGTCAGCGGTTGCTGGCGTCTTTTCAAGGCTCTTCGCCTTCCGCGTCCTCGGGGGACTTCCAGGTATTAAGGATAGCGTCAGCTGCGGCTCTGGCCGCCTTGGGCAGGGCTTCGTAGCCTCGCTGTGACTCGAGAAGGTGCGCACTGAACCCGGCGGGCGAGGTCTCATCGAAAGAGACTGGCGGGGTCTGTTGTTTTGTGTCTGTTGGCATCGCCGCCCTCAGCTCTCACACCTCCTCGATCAGCGCGCGAATCAGCGGCGGGGCGGCGGCGATCAGATCGCGATCGCATGTCGAACCATCAACGGCCGAATCGATCGTGCCTTCGCAGACCACGACGCTTCCGCCGCCGCCCCAGATCGTCGACAGGTCGTCATCGTCTACGACCCACGGCCCCGGCGTCGCCTCATCCAGCATCAGCTCGGCGGCTTCAAGGTCTACTCGGGTCATCGCGCTGCCTCCGATTTCATCCACTCGCCGAACGTCAGGTTCGAGTCCGCTTCCAGGTATCGCCGGTAGCGTTCCTTCGATCGTGTGACCTTCGGACGCCCGGGACTGTTCGCGCGGACCGCATCGCGACCACGATCGGTCACGACGAATGTGGAATACTCCTGCCACGACGCATGCGGCTGGTGCTCGACCATGAACCCGGCGTCGACGAGTTCGCGACAGAGGGCGTAGTGATCGCAGCCCGGTCCGCTGGCGAAGTGGTTCCGATAGCCATCGCGCGCGCCGTTGTAGATCCCGTAGCGATCGAGGCCGAGCGAGTGCTGCAAGATGTCGAGTAGATCCGGTTTCATCGCCCCTCCAATCCGTGCCGTCGCGCGATGCTCCGCGGGATCCGAATCCCGCCCGCGCTCGCTTCGTTGATGATTTCGTATCCGTCGAACACGGCCCGCTTCACGATGCACGCATCGAACGCGCACCCCGCCGCGTGGACGAGATCGCGACGCTTCATGCGACGTTCGCGGGCCAGTTTGCGGATGACGTTTCGTCGCTCGCTCATCGCACCCTCCCGCATCCGAGACAGCGCGTGTACGGCTTCGGATCTTGGTAGTCGTACTCGTCGCGCTCTTCATCGTGGAGACATCGCCCGGACAGCTCACGAATCGTCTTTTCGTGCTTCGCGATCTTCGACCGCAGACGATCGCGCTCGGCGCGCACCTCGGCGCACGAAAGCTTCGTGTCGCTCATCTCCCCCTCCCATGCTCGCGCAGTGCCTTCACGATCGGCGCGAGCTCGAGGACCGACTCCTGATGCTCGGCGAGCTGCTCTCGGAGTCGATCGATGTCGCGGAGCATCACGGTGATGCGGCTCGCGGCCCATCCAGGCTCGCGCAGGCACATCACCGCGAGGTCGCATTGGCGTCCTTCGCTGTCGGTGTAGACGTCGGTCATCGATTCGCCTCCATCGCCTCAATCTCGTCATCGACGAGATCCCAACAGATCGAGTAGTCGTCTCGCGTGCGGGCCTTTGCGCGGGCGATCTGGACGCCCTCTCGGATGCCGCGCATGCGCGCGTCGGCAACGAGCCGGCATTCGCGCGAGCCGCGCGGCCAACACACGCCGGGATCGTCGGGAGGCAGGTGCCCGCCCATACCGCCATGGGATTGCCACGCGGGCCGTCCGCATTGTGGACATCGGGTCATCGCTGCACCTCGTCGACGATGACCACGCCGGATTCGCGAAGTTGCGCGTCGCACGCGGCCTGCGCCTCCTCGCGCGTGCTCCAGTCGATCGGCAGCGCGTCGCCGCGCTCGTCAACATCTGGGGGAGAGACGACGGTGTCTCCGACCACCGCGGTCCATCGTGGGCGTCCGCGCTTGCCTTGACCGACGCGACGCACCGACGCGATTACGTCGCGGTACCCGTCGCGCACGATCTTCGTCGGCTCGCCGTCGCGCATGTCCACGATGCGCCACGGCTCGGCGAGCGTCGGCAGATGCGCTAGGAGCGTCCGCGTGAACCACGGCGAGCACTGCGCGAGCTCGGTCGAGAGTACGACGTCTGCTGGTACCCCGGATGCCGCTTCCTCGTGGACGCGATCGTGTAGTGCGCGCTCGAGTTCGTGGATCGCGCGTCGTACGTAGCCGGCGAGGTTAGCCACGGAATTCCCCCGCGTGATCCCAACGTTGTGTCCTCCGGATGCATTGCGACCGAAGACGTGGATGCTCTTCTCGGCTGGATCACGCTCGCTCATCGCTTCGGCTCCTTGCAATCCGGGCAGTAGTCGCGCCTGGTTCCGTCCGCTTCTCCCGTGATCGTCTTCGACCACTTCGGCGGCGGCTTCTTGTCGAAGAACCACTTCGGCGGGGCGGATCGAAACCGACAGAAGTAGACGCGGCCGCATCTGTCGCAAACGATTTGCGGTTCGCGGTCAGAAGGCCCGAATCCGCTGAGCCCACAGAGGTAGGTCATCGGTCTCTCCCCTCGATCGTCTTCGCGTACGCGTGGCCATCGTCAACATCGACGCCGACGACCGCGCCACAAGCGCACGTCACCGGATCGCGATCGTCGAACCACATCCACTCGCACCATGGACATCGGCACCCGTCGCGATGCGCGACGTATTCGCCGTCTCCGTCGTATCGACCACGCCCGTGCGCTTCGATGAGGTTGACGCCGCACTCGGGGCAGCGGAGGAATAGGGCGGTCATCGGTCCGGCCCCGCGTGATCACGAAGCACATCGCGAATGCGCGCGATCGATTCGGGGAGGTCCGCCTCCGGGATACATCGACGATTCCAGTCGTCGACGATCGTCGCGATCGTGTCCGCATCATCCGGCGCGATCTCGACGAGCCGGGACGCGGCGGCTTCCGCGGCGAGGCACGCTGCGACGCGCTCTCTGCGTTCGCGGATCGCGGTCTCGTATCCGCCATCGGGCGTGCGCGTCGCGAACTCTGGCCGCGTGCAGACGTAGATCATCGGCTCGGCGTACGGGAGACACGACGCGTAGTCGCATTCCCCGCATTCCGTCCCGGTCGTGTCGTCCGCAAGCGTCAGAACGATGCGGCGGGTCATCGCGGCCCCTCCGGCAACGGCATCCAATGCGTGACGGTGATCATGCGTCTCCCGCTCTGACGATGCGTCCACCACGTGCCATCGGCGTGCGCAGCAATGTGCGGACCAGGCTCGTATCCGGTGTCCTCTTGCGACCCCCAGACGAGGACGCGCGTCCTGTCAGGAGGCATCGTGGTGACTGGAATCCAGTCGGTGTCTGGCGAGTGGTAGGTCATCGCCCCTCCTCCCGCAGCGCCGAGGCGATGGCGTCCAACACCTCGTCATCACACGGACGCTGTTCTGCGTTCGCAAGCTCGACGATCCGCCGCACCCTCGCCCCAAGCACCAGGTCCGCTTCGGCACGGTCCGTGAGCAGTTCCAGTGCCGCGCGGTGCATCGCAGCCATCTTTCGGGAATCTTCTCGGGACGAGTACGCGTCGGGAGCGTCCGCGTACTCGTCCCATTCGAGAGCCTCGCTCGCGTGATGGTCGTGGAGTCTTTCGCGCTGTTCCTTGGTCATCGCCCCTCCTCCCGCAGCGCCGAGGCGATGGCGTCGACGAGCGCGATCTCTTGCGCGTGAGCGTCCGCGTACACCACGCTCGACAGCGCCAGCGACCCGCGCGAATTGCGCAGTTCGCGACCACGCTCGATCAGCCATGCGAGCGTGACCCCGCTGTTGCGTACGGCGCGGCCGATCGCCGCGTCCGCCCGCAGCGCCTCGAGTTCGGCGCGGGCGTCAAGCGCTTCGAGGGCGAGTGCACAGAGCGCCTCCTGGTCGCCTACCGCCAGTGCGGGATACGGGGATCGTGCGAATGCTTCGATCTGCTCTTTCGTCAGTTCACTCATTGGATAGGAGCTCCTTGGGGGACAAGGCAAGTGATGGTCATGAAGCTGCTTTTTCGTGTTCGATTCTTCGCACTCAGGGCTCTGACTCGGCGTGCTCCAAGACCGCACGACGCACCCCCCACATCGAAGGGATCGAGCGAACCACTCGTTACGGCGTACAGGTAGACCCCGCGAGACAGCCTGTCTGCGCTGTCTCGAGCTTGCTTCAAGTAGTCACAGCCGTAGGAATATCCGGCGGCCGTTTCAGTTCGTACACGCGCGTCGACGCGAGCGTAGACCCATTTTTTGATGCGTTCGAAAAGGTTCACCGTTGTTTCCAATGTGTGAAGGTGTTGAGGAGCGCGCGACGGGCGTACGGGCTCTCGAGGATGACCGGCCTCACGCGCCGATCTCCCGTTCGATCGCAGCGAAGATCTCTATCGCCATTCGATCCCAGGCCTTCTGCGGGGCGTAGGCGGTGGCGCCGGGGGCGCCGGCGGCGTAGGCGGCGCAGGCGGCGGCGTAGGCGGTGGCGTAGGCGGTGGCGGCGTCGGCGGCGTCGG